CCTCGCGGTCGCAACAACTGGTTCTCGCAATTTTACAACCGTGGATTTGATGACAACTTTCCTGAATGGATTAGTTTACAAGCTGACTACTCAGAAAATACCCGCATGGCAGAGTCGGATGTGGCTGAGGCCAGACGAAGCATGAGCAAGGCAGAGTTTGAGCAAGAGTACATGGCCAGCTTTACCACTTACGCTGGTCAAATCTACAACTATAATCAACAGGACGTTGTAGCCCCACCACCAGACTTGTTGGGCGAAGCCATTGCTGGCTGTGACCCTGGCTACCGCGACGAAACTGCTTTTGTGGCTGTGGTCTATGACCATAAACAAGACTGGTTTTGGGTGGTGGACGAGTACCTTAAGTCAGAGAAGACTACCAAAGAGCATGCTGAAGAGTTTCAGGTTTTATGTACTCGTTGGGGTATTGAAACCATTTTTATTGACTCGGCCGCAGCACAATTTGCGTCAGACTTGGCCTATCTTTACAACTTGGCAACCACCAAGGCTAAAAAAGATGTGTTACCTGGAATTGCGTATATACAAACACTGGTAGCACAAAATCGTCTTAAAGTAGCACCACACTGTGAAAACGTACTAGCCATGCTAGATCAGTATCGTTGGGATGATAAAGAAGGCTTGCAAAAAGAACGTCCTAAGCATGATAAGTATTCACACATGGCTGATGCACTACGATACGCATTATATACGTATACCCTATAGGTAATAAAAAATTTATGTTGACATTTTACTGCTCATCAGGTATAATACTAGTAATTGCAACAAGCATGCCAAGAAAAAGTTCTGGGCACTAAGGACAACCATGACCAGAGACGAATACCAACAAATACTAACCACTGCGTTTGCAAGTGAATTTGCATTTTACTTAAAATCTGCTAACTTTCACTGGAACGTAGAAGGTTCGGACTTTTATGAGTTTCATCTACTATTTGAGCGCATTTATACAGAAGTATATGGTGCAATAGATCAGTTTGCTGAAGAATTGCGCGCTGCACAATTTTATGCGCCTGCCAGCATTGGGCAGATTGCTGCGTTAAGCGAAGTTGATGATGCAGCTGGTATTCCAGACCCACGCGGCATGGCACAAGAATTATTAATGGATAGTGACATGATGGCTGAAATGTTCCGTGTGGGATTTGATGCAGCAGAAGCAATGGGCGATCATGGATTGTCAAACTTTTTAGCAGATCGCCAAGATGCACACAAAGCACATAGCTGGATGTTGCGTAGCACACTAAAGTAAATGGCAAAGAATACAAACAAACGGATACCAGTAAAATGGGTACGTGACAGAGCTAAATCAGCTTATGAAAAAAAGGACCACTGCTGTATCTGTGATACTGGTGCTGACCTTGAACTTCATCACTTACACTCCGTTACCATACTGTTGGAAAGATGGGCTGAACGCAAAGGCTATGACATTTCTACTGATGATGGCATTTTAGCTGTAAGAGACGAGTTTATCGCAGAACATCATGACGAGCTGTATGTGCAGGTTTACACCCTTTGTAATCCTCACCACGTTGCGCTTCATGGGGTTTATGGTAAGGCTCCAAAACCTGGCTCAGAACCGAAACAGGCTCGATGGATCGAGATACAACGCGAAAAATTTCTTAACGGTGGTCGTGCAATACCCCAAACTAGTTCAGGTAGTTTTTTCTCAGAATTTATTTAAGGGAAAATTATGAATTGGTTTCAAAAAAGCACTCAGTGGGTTCGTGAAAAACTAAACCCAGCACAAGAACGAATTGCACAAGCTGAGGGTACTAGAATTGGTACCACAGCAAAAATTGGTTATTTACAAGCATTTCAAAAAGTAGAAGTTGTAAATAGATCCGTTAACATGATAGTATCAGCCTGTTCAAGCTTGGACTATGATGTTAAAGACAAAGTACATGATGGTGTTGTTGTAGGTATTCGCCAAAAACAACTAAATACTCTTTTAAACTTTAGGCCTAACCCTTACCAGTCAGCGCAAGAGTTTAGAATGGCAATTTTCCAAGATTTACTGCTGGACGGTAACGTATTTATACACTTTGATGGTGTATTTATGTATCACCTACCAGCCAAAGAAGTACAGATTTTACCAGATACTAAAACGTTTATTAAGGGATACTTATATAACGGATTAACTGAGTTTACAGAGTCAGAAGTATTTCACTTTAAAGATATTGACTCTAAGTCGATATATCGTGGTAGTAGCAGAATTGCTGCAGCAGAGCAGTCAATTAACTTGTTATACTCCATGAAAGATTTTCAAGACCAGTTTTTTGATAACGGAGCTGTATTTGGTTTAGTACTAACAAGCGACAATACACTTTCGCAAGTTGCTAAAGAAAAGACTATTCAAAACTGGTTACAAAGATATAGCGCTAAGTCCGGCGGTAAGCGACCAGTTATATTAGACTCAGGACTAAAGCCTAGCTCTGTATCACAAACTAATTTTAAAGACATGGATTTTGATCAGTCTATTAAGACTCATGGATCCATGATTATGCAAGCAATTGGAGTCCCGCCAATCTTAATGGAGGGCGGCAATAATGCCAATATTAGTCCTAATTTAAGACTATTTTATCTAGAAACAGTAATGCCTATTGTTAGACGTTTTACGTCGGCACTAGAAAGATATTACGGTTACGACATTGAAGCAATCACAAGCTCAGTTTCCGCTTTACAACCAGACTTAAAAGATATTGCTGCATATCACTCTACGTTAGTTAATGCAGGAATTATTACCGCAAATGAAGCACGACAAGAATTACGTTATGCGCCTATTACAGGCAATGACGAATTAAGAATACCAGCAAATATTGCTGGTTCAGCTGCTAACCCAGCTCAAGGAGGACGTCCCGCCTCCGCTAAAGAATAACAAGGGGTATTATGGTAGATAAAAACAAAGTACTAACACTTACTAGTACATTCACAAAAAGTAACGATCTACCTACCAAAAACGAAATTATTGACTCTATTATGATCGAAGGTTACGCAAGTACCACAGATATTGATAGACAAGGTGATGTAGTACCGGCTAGTGTTTGGACGGCGGGAATGGAGAATTACTTAAAGAATCCCGTAATTCTCGCCTATCATGAACACTGTGAACCAATTGGTAGGATGGTGGAACACAGAATTGACGAAAAGGGATTATGGATTAAAGCCAGAATCTCGGCAGCAGCAGAAGATGTGTTCAATCTTGTAAAAGACGGCGTATTAACTGCATTTAGCATTGGCTTCCGCATCGTTGATGCTGAGTACAATTCAGCTGCAGAGCTGTTTGTAGTAAAAGAACTGGAATTGCACGAGATCTCTGTTGTGTCAGTACCAGCAAATCAAAATACAATTTTTAGTCTTTCTAAGGCATTTAATACTGCTGAAGAATTTAAATCTTTCAAAATGCAATTTGCACCCAAAAGCGAGTCAGCTAAAGGGCTAGAATCCTCTACGGAAGCAAAAAGCGATATTAATAAGGAATGGAACATCATGGATCCAAAAGAATTAGAACAAATGTTGGCTAAGGCTGCTAGTACAGCTGCTGAGCAAACTGCTAAAGCAATTGCTGACCAACAAGCAAAATCTGCTGCTGAACAAGCTGCTAAAGAAAAAGCACAAGCTGAATTTGACGAAAAAGTTAAATCTGCTGTTATCACTTCAGGCCAGTCTGGTGCTGAAAAACTATTGGCAGAAGTTGAAAAGCGTTTAGCTGCAACTGAAGAAAGCCACAAGAGTGCTCTAGCTGGTCTAGAAACTGCTCTAAAAGAAAAAGCAAGCGAAATCGAAGCTATCACTAAGTCTCGTATGACTTTTGCTGATGGTAAAGGTGACGTTATGGCTTATGCTGACAAAGAAAAGGCTGTTATGCTAGCCAAAATGTCTGGTAAGTCTATTGAAGGTACAAAACTTGGTCGTGACCTAGTACAGAAGTATGGTGCTCACGTTCCATCAGCTACATGGGAACTAGAAGTTTCTTTAAACCTAGAGTCTGAAGTTCGTCGTCGTTTAGTTGTTGCTCCAATTTTCCGCAACATTGCTATGCAAACTAACGTAATGACAATTCCAGTAAATCCAGAAGCAGGTACTGCTACTTGGGTAA